GCAAAAGGTTTGAAAGGACCCAAAGCGGGGGGGGGGTTACGGCACCCATCTGTCGCGATCTTCAGCGATCTTGCAATCATCTGCAACGAACTAGCAATCATTTGATCTTGGCTGTCCTGACAGCCTTCTTAAATGCCTTGCGGAACTCTTTATCGAACTGAGATCGCACCACGCCTTTGGCTATGCGGTAGTAAGGGTATTCCCGATCGTACGATGCGCTGGGCTCATAAGCTATGAGCATGCGCAGGCCCCCATTACGCTGTCTTTTATAAATTCCAGGCGGCAGCCCCTGGCCCCTTCCAGCTGAAAAAACATCGCTGCGGTTGAGCAAAGTTTGCACCCGGTTGCGGGTTAGGTTGCCGTAGCGGTTTAACCTGGCACTACTGGTAGGCACCACCAGGGCGCGCTTTTTCGGAAGCCTAGTCCCCCCTTGAGTCTGTATCCGTATGACTTCGTTTATTCGAGCGGAAGCATCATCGAATCGATTGCGGCCTTTGAGACCAGGAATAAGCACCGCTTTGAGGTCGCGCTTAGTGGATCGCTTGCCACGAAATGACCCCCTACCCCTTGGCGAATATATGCCATTGAGAAGGAAGGGGGTGGGGCGGTCAAAAATTCTTTGCGCCTGAGCGCGTTGAGCCTTCGCCGCTTTCTTCGCGGTCTCATTTAGCGCCACCGAAGTTGCAAACGGGACCTGCTCTCGCAGATAGAGCGGCAGCTTTTTGGTAAATCGCCTGACGTTAGATTTGACCGATATTTTCGCAACCACCCTTATATCCTCAATCTTCGCCGTGGTGCATTTTTGCCATCAGGTTCAAACGCTCCATCTGATCCTTGTGCTCCTGAGTCTCAGCCTCGTCCTCAGTGACCTTGATAAGACGATCGAGATAGAACGCCGCTTTCTTGAGGTCATTGACCGGCGATCCTTTGCTCTGATACCGCCAGATGTACTTAAGTACCTGGCAGCGCAGATGGTCAGAGAATCCGCTTTCGCGAACCATCGACTTCATAGCAGTCAAACAATCGACTCCACCATCACCCTGATAGTGTTGGGGGTTGTTGATCATATCGTATTTAAGTTCATTCATTTCGATTGTCCTTATTCGTCATCGTCTAGCATGTAGTAGCCAATCACGGCAATCATAAGTATCAAGCCAGTGATCAGCACGACAAATATATCTGCAATAACTCCAATCATTCTTTGCCTCCTGCTCTGAGCGCTTACTCGCACTCGCCTTTATAAGGCGGCCAGCCGTACTCGCCATCTGTCTTTTCGTAAATATCCAGCATCTTGCAGTAATGCTCCCGCTCGGCTTTCGCGTCCTCCGCTTCCATGTTCCCGATCAGAACCATCACCGCCAAGAATGCGGCCATCCCTAGTATTACTTTGATGTTCAATGTTTATCTCCTGACACGGGCAGCGCGTTCACTTTCTCAAACCGATTGATCGTATCTTCGACCCATTGCTTATCGATAGAGGCTAAGTGCGCGACCATCACCGCAAACTCGACGTTGTAGGCGATTTCCTTGTGCTCATTGCTCAGCGGCGTGACCAAGTGGACAGTGCTGGGCTTAAAGATCACCGCCACATCTTCTGGGTCTAATTGAACGGTGTCTGTGTTGACAACTGTTTCACTCATTTCCTTCGCTCCTTATTTTTGAGTTCAGAGGCTTTGCCAGACTCATGTAAAGTTTTTTTACACTAACTCGATTGGCTTTGCAACTCTTATCCAAACGTTTGTGTGATCGCCCGGCCTAGTGACATTCACGACCTCAACTCGATCAGCCACTTCCGCCACGTCCATGATCTTGTACAGCCAGGTCGTGAATTGCTTTCTGTGAAGCTCGCCGCCAAGCCTGAATCTAAACTCATCGCGGAGATAGCTCATCGGAACGCAATCACCGGCGCAGGCGTTCAGCGCTTCAACCATTGCAACCGCCGGGGTCTCATATTCTTCTCGACGCACGACTCACTCCAGCACTAGGGTGTCTTGTGGGGTTGGATGTAACCAACAGGGCGAAGCCCCTCCAGGGGTAGGCGTTAGCCTACCCTGGTGGTTACTGATACCCCATATAGACACCCTTGTGATTCTTTCAAAATGTTTGTTGTCACCACCAGTATTTACTTAGGGGATTTCGGTGGTGACAACAAAAAATCCGCACTCTTTCCCGGTCTTGGTAAAGACGGTCTCAGTGACCATTTCAGCGCGCATCCAATCCTTCAGCACTCGCACCTCTTTATCGGGTATACCATCCGGAAACTGATAGCGGGTATGACCATCCGGTATGCGGTGGCGACTGGTGTGAACGTAGACCGGCAGATTATTCAGCGACTGACGCACCAGGTCCTTCCAGTGGTTCATCTGTAAGTCTTTTTGCAGCTCTTTTGCCATTTCCTTGGCTTCATCAGAGTATTCCGACCATTCGAGGACCATCATTTCGGCCTCTCCATTGGTAAAGTCCACCGGCACCTTGTACGGCTCGCCAGCCCATTGCGGCGATTTATCGATCAAGCGCCAGCGGTCTTTCTCCCACTTGGCGATCGTGCGCTCAACTTCTTTATCCCACTGGACGTTGATCGAGTAATCGATATTGTCCACCAGCGCTGAGGCGCCGCGATGCGAACGCCCCTCAGATATTTTCGAGGTGTGATGCACGATGACAATGCTGCCGCGCGGATCTAGCGCCGGGATGATATGACGCTCCATCATCTTCATCAGCCGGGCCGCTTCCTTATTGTCGTTTTCCTCTAGCTGAAACGAGGTCGAGAGCGTATCGAAAACCACCAGCATCGGAGCCTTCGGCAAAAGATTCATCCAGGCGCCCATATATTCGATCTGAGACGTTTCTAGGCTCATGGTGGGGTGGGTGTACAGGGGGTTGCACTTTTGCCCCTCAGAGCGGTTTATATACGCTTTCAGGCGTGCTTTTATATGCCCGTGCGACTCTGAAAACATAACCACCGGCCCAGAGCACAAATCATAACCATGCCAGTGGCTCAGTCCGTTACGCATTGACACGACCAGATCGCAAATCAGATGCGACTTCCCTGAGTTGTTAGGGCCGAACAGCATGCCGATCGAACCAGCCGGTATCAGTCGATCGAGCATCCATTCAGGCTGCGTTACCTGCTCATCCCATTCCTCAGTGCCTAATTGACCAAAGGCCGATTGCTCAAAGCCTTTCAAAAACTCCTCATACTCATTCATCTCAAGCGCCCCCTCATTTTGTCCATGAGGCTTTGCAGCTTGTCTTGGCGTGGCGGGTCAACCTTACTGATCATCCTCGACAGCGCCAGCATGTCGGCGGCCTTGAACTTCATATCAGTGTTGATATTGCCTTCAGCGACCATTATGAGCGCATCGCAATAGCTAAGGTCTTTTTGCCTGTACAGGGTCGGCTTAAAATCCCCCTTCGGCACCAGCTGGCGGTTCTCCAGCTCGCGCATGATGTCGCCATATCGGCAGCCATGACGGCAGAGCAGTATGAGATCGTGTTGACTGCCAGCCTTGATATGAAACCGATCGTGGCCTCCGCATAGCGGGCAGGGTCCTTTATACTCGCTGCCAGCCCGTTTGAGTCCGAGGGCGTCGGCGATTGCTTGGATATCCATTGTTTTCCTCGATTGTTTTTACCGGGGTCGGTAAACCTGCCCCCAGCGATACCAGGGGCAGGGTATTTTGGTTTAAGGCGTCAGACGATTAGAACGGAATATCGTCGTCGAAGTCGGCAGATTCTTCGGTCTGATCCTTGGTGGAGTATACCTTTGCCTCTGGCGCTTGATTTTTCTCAACTTGCTCCACTGTCTTTACTCGGTTGAAACTTCCGTCAACGTCTACCAAGACTTTTACTTTGGCGCCCACCAGCTCATCGGGATTCTCAGGGTTTTTGATTGAGTTGAACCCAGCGGCCATACAAAGGCGAGCCAGTTGTTCGGCGGCAATCTTACGGACCTGATCCTTACTGTGCTTGATGTTGAGGTTGTACCAAATGCGACCCTGATCTGTTTGCATTTCGACGTTGAGATATTCCTCAGACGATTTCGACGTTTTCATCACAAACTGTTTGATCGTTGCTTCGTACCATCCAGCCGGTAGTGGGCCTGATACTCGCTCGGGGGTATCCTCTAGGATTTTTTTCGCGTCAAACATCATTTTCCTCCTTTGAGTGCTGTCATAAATTCGTTCCAATCAAATGCCATCTGCTCTGGCAAACCGTAGCGGTTCTTCGCTATCCAGGCAGGGCGTTCCTCGGCGTGCATAATCCGCTGGCCGTGACCGACGCCGCGCGTGCGGGCTCGACCCTTTTCCTCGGTCTTAATCGTGGAGGCTTCCCACTTGGCGAAGAAAATGCAATCGCAGTTCTCCGAGATCAGGTCTGATGCCTTGTTCTGTAGCTTTAAAACATATCGATCAAAGCCCTCGGAGTCTGGCGCCTCAAATCGCTTTACCGCTGTGTGACATACCAGCACGACGGCCATTTTCTTTTGGTCGCGCAGATAGTTAAGACGGTCTAAGAACTCACGCCAGTATTTCAGCGCCTCGACGTAACCACGGCCAAATCCAGGCTTTTCGATCGAGTCCCAATCATTCTTCTCACAAGTCTTTTTCCAGACCAGCGGCTCAAGCCAATCCATCGAATCCACCACGACGGTCCGGTACTCATGATCTTCGTTGATCAAGGCATCCAGCGCATTCTTGGCTTCATCGTAAGTCTTGGGCGTTGGGAAAGCGTCGGTCTCCAATCGACCCAAGCCGTCCTCGATGGGCAGGAATATCGGCGCTGGCGCACTTGCACCAAAGGTCGTCTTGCCGATCCCGGCCGGGCCGTGAATCAACACCCTTGGCGGCTTCATCTTGCCGCCTTTGCTTATTTCATTGAGTTTCATTTTTACCTCTAAATGTCGGCTAATTCTTCCCGAAGTATCCCGCAGAATAACTCCAGGTCGATCTCTGCTGTGCAACGTATGTCCGCCAATCCATAGAGCGTGGTGTGCTCTGGATAGGCAACGATGCACCGCCAGGGTCTGCGATCTTCGCGATAGCAAACCACTGGTTTCTTATCAACGCGCATGGCCTGAGCCACCGCCTGTTGCCACCACAATTTCTTGTCGTGTTCTTTCGCGACTGAGTATCGCTTGACCTCGATGGCCCAAAAATCTAGGCCAATCAGGTCATGACCGCCAGCCGATGCCTGGCTGAAGTTTCGAGTGAGCTCGATTCCAGTCCATTGCTTGATCTCTTTTATGAGTTGGCGCTCGCCGCTGGCGCCTTTGGTCCTGCTATTGATAGGCATTCTCAAGCCTCAAAATGGTCGTCGTTCTTTCGCTTGATGAAAGTATCCAGCGTTTCTTTCGCCTTGCGCTCAGCCCTGAGCTCACGATAACGAACGCTGAAGCTATGGCGAAACTGTGATGAGAAGATAGCAAATAAAGCGACTACCGCTGCAAAACCGATAGGCGGCGCCCAAATCGGCGACAGCACAATCCACCAGGCCCAGCTTATGTCGCCGGTTAGCTTGAGCGCGATGAACACCAAAGAAAGCCCCACCATAAACAACTTCATCGCGACCGGTCCTCCAAAATCATTTCGGCTTGCATCTGCCGCAGTCTTGGCAGTTTGCCCTTCCAGCGCCAGTAATAGATCGCTTGCCGGGTGACGCCCATAGCGCTCGCCATGGCCGACGGCCCACCAAACTCCTTGATTAAATCTTCAATCGTCATAGCGACTCCTTTACACCGGAACTTTGAGGGGGCAGTATTCGTGTGTCAAGTTTTTTTACACATGGAGACGAAAGAATGGTCGGAAAGCTATCAGATGACTCACGCATGTCAGCCTCGCGTATCCCGGTCTTGTACTGCTGGAAATACGGTGAAGGTCATGCCTATTCAACGCCGAACGATGAGCTGCGTCGCTCAATCGCTGCGGCTTCTGGAGACTATGATCGCGGCGATATCGGCGAGCCAGGCATCGTTGGCAATCTGCTTGAGCCCGCTCTGGTGAGCTCAGTCTCGGACGCGTTGGGCATTCCTGAGCCGAGCATGAGTCCAGAGGTTCGCGCCAGCGAAGATGGCACGTTTCAAGCAAGCCTCGACGGTCTGAGCGTTTGCGACACCCCTGTGACCGTCGGCGCCAGCGAGTTGGTTGAGATCGATGGTGGCGAAGAATCAATCACTCTTTCCGGCCCTATTCCTATTGAGTGCAAAGTCACCTCCGATTTTCGGCGCGATGAAATACCGCTTGCTCGCGGCCCGATCCAGTTGCAAGCGCAAATGATGAGCGTCGGCGCTGATTTCGGCGTCATCGTCACGCTGTACCGTGGCATCGAGCGCCAGATCAAAATATATCGCGCCGACCCCGAAGTTCAGCGGCGCATTTCAGAGCTCTGCGCTGACTTCCAGCAACGGGTCGAGAGCGAAAATTATTACCCGCCAGTGAGCGTGGATGATGCGGCTAAGACTCACGAATCAGCTCAGGGCGAGATTGATCTGCCGGCGGCTGAGGGCAAAGTCGAGCGGCTCGACAGTCTGCGCCAGCAGCAAAAGGACCTTGAGACCGAGATCAATGATTTACAGACGGAAATCATGACCGAAATGCAGGAAGCCGAAACGGCGCGTTGTGGTGGGTATCTAGTCAAATGGCCCGTTCGTCATTACAAAGCGCAACCAGAAAAGGTGACACCCGCTAAGGATGCTCGGGACGTGCGCCTTAAATCTTTGCAAATTAAGCGGGTTTGAGTACACTTAACCCTGAGTTCATTGAATTCCTCCTCCTCCTTGGCCGCCTTCGGGCGGCTTTTTTTATTGCAAATCATTTCAGCATTTCGGGCTTGATTGTCGTGCGACCAACCTCGCCAAAGTTCTTGTGGTAGATGATGGTCGAGGCGCTTCGCTTGCTCAGATAACCATGCTTGGCTGCATAGGCATCCGGTGCGGCCAACGTGCTGTGCTGCTCCGTAACCATCATGGTGTCCTCTTTCAAAGCCTGATGGTGCAAATGCCCAACGTGTGCATAACTGTAAGTTGTACTGCCAAATAGCTCACGAAACTTGCCTGCGAATATGCTCGAAAGCGAGCCCATTTTTGACTTGTGGCCGTGGTGAGCAAATATAGAGACGTTGCCCCACTGGAAGGCGTAATAAGTGTCGGCAGAGGTATCGACGGTGATGCGGGGGTCATCAGCGTACAGCACCGCAAACATTTCACGCAGCCAAGCTCCTGAAGCCGGGTCGTGATTAGCGTCTGCCATAATGACGTGAACGCGCTGGTGCTTTTGCAGCATTAAAGAGATAACCCTACGCAGCGTGCGGATAGCTACGCGAACCAGCAACTGAAATCGAGTGTCGGTATCTAGCGAGTGTTTGCTGGCTGGTGTCTCTGGGACCATGCCATCGAAATGCAGCCAGTCTCCAAGCTGAATGAGCAATCCGGTGTGCGCGTCTGGCACTGCATCGACCGCAGCCATGATCCATTTTGTAAGCGTGTCCTCAGCAATGTCGGTATCCCAATTCTCGCCGCCGGTTTCCTCCTGGAAAGCAAGCATCCCGATATGAGCGTCTGATAGCACATAACAGGCGCACAGATCGTCGTTGGATGACTTGGGTGCTGGTTCTGGCTTTGCCGTAGGGATTTCGTCTTTGAGTGCATCAACCGCGACCTTGAGCTGCTCGTACTGCTCCTGCTTGTCTCGGTCAGTCTTGTACCACTCCAGCTTTGTCTCGCCCGTCTCCGGGTTCCACAGCACCGAGCGGCCTTTGAATAGCTCGTCGTCTCGCTGCCTGGGTGGGGCGTCTTTGTTTTTGTTGGCGTAGTATTCATCGCTGTACATATTCTCGCGACTGCGGCCCTCGCGATAATATTTGAGGCGCGACGATATGGTGCGTGTGTTCAATCCAAGGAGCGCTGCCGCCCCATCTTGTGTTCCCGTCTGATCTATAGCCGCAAGAATCTGATCAATCGTGATGCCTTTCGGCCCTGGCTTGCTCATATTCAGCCCTTTTTGCGGATTTCCCTGGCGATTTTTTCTCCCGAGCGCCCAACCACATACCCGCCGAGGCCAACACTAAGCAGGCCCCATGCTTGTTCAGGCATATCAAACATCACGTTGGTGCCGAAGATAGCGTCCAGGTAAGGGGCGACGATGAAGTTGTTGCCAATCATCACCGCAAACATCAACATAACCATCGGTCGCCAGGCGCTTGTCAGCCAGTGCTCAGACTTAGCCTCAGCAACCACGACATCGCGAGCGACTTGCTGAGCGGTCTGCTCATGATCGAGTATGGCGATTCGCAGCTCATGGGCGGCCTGGGCCGCTTGGTCTTTGTCCTCGAAGAATCGGCCCAGCACTTTATCGACGGCTTGGCCCATCCCGGCGGCTAGTAGTTGCTGCATCATAGCTCGTCCCTCCAAGCGCGCACGTTAAAGCATGGGCAGTCTTTGGACGGGTCAAGATCGCGATGGCCCACCGTATCCAGTTTGCCAAGCCGACTTTCTAGATCGTCGATAATTAAATCGAGCGCATTCCACTGCCAGCGCGTAAAGTTGCACTCCGGTGTGTTGCCGTCCTCGGCCATGCCGCCAACCAAGCAAATGCCAACGGTGTGATCGTTGTGGCCGCGCACATGGGCGCCAGCAATTTTAAGGGGTCGGCCTTCCTCGATCTCGCCATCACGAGTAATGACGTAGTGATAGCCAATATCGTCCCAGCCGTTTTCGTAAACGTGCCAATCAATGATCGTATCAACGCCAATATCCATAGAGGGCGGCGTGTAGCTGCAATGCACCACGACCTGGTTGATATCACGCATCAGAGCATTCTCCTTGAAGTGTCAGCAGATAAAGATCGCCGTCCACTACAGCTCTAAACTTTCTTTGACCATCTTGCCCTGGTGTTATGTCACAAACGCTTACAATCGTCTGATCACCCGTATCAAAAGCATTGCACTTAGCCTCGCCAGTGCTACATGCAATTAAAGCAACGAGCAACAAGTCGGCCATTACTTATCAGCCTTGTCATCTAGCTTGTCTAT